ATCGGCTGCCAGCGAATCTTCCCGCCCTGCGGCGAGAACATCGCGGGCGTGCTTGAGTCGGTAACGCTGCTGGTGCTTAGCGGGGTAATCGCGCCGCTGCCCTCAAACTCAACCGACCATTCGAGGGGCTTGAACGATTCGAGGTCGATCGAGAGTTTTGCGGCGGTGATGAACGCCGACCCGCTGATCTTGCCGAAGCCGGTGTCACCTATGAGTGTCGCACTTGCCACGCCGGGGAACAAAGGCGGGTTCTTGCCGAAGGCGGCAAACGACCCCTTCGAGTCCTTCATGCCCGCAATCTGAATGGGCGCGCCGACGGTGTTCGAGGCCGTGGCCTCGGTGTTCGCGCTTTCCTCGGCCCAGTTCCATTCGCCGATAGTTGAAACGGCTGAGCCGTTGTAGCTGATCGCTCCGAGTTTGCCGCTGTGAACTGCCATATAAAACCCTTCAGGCCGTTACGACCGATTCATCCATTGCGAAACTGACGTTTACGAGGCAGAGGCACGCCCAACCCTCGCGGATTCCCTCGCCCGATGCCTTGCCGTCGTTGGAAGTCCCCGGCCAAACTCGCATGAGCTTGGTCCCGGTTGGCATACCCCAAGTTGTGGTGAGCGTGTCGAGGTTCTTTGCGAAGGTCTTGACGACCGCGCGGAGGATCGCCCACTTGAGCGGGTTGTAATTTCGGGACGTGCGCTTATCGCCGGTGCGAATCGTGATCGCATACGTCTGTTGCCAGATCGTGCAATTCGAGCCGCGCGCCTCCCACGAACTTGTCGTTGGCTGGATCGACACTTCCGGCATGTCGTTGTCGGCAATCTGGTCCTTCTCAGGATCGGGCTTGGCCTCAACACAAAACTTGATCCGGTTACCGGTGCGGACCAGCGAAGTGAAAGGCGTGTACGCCTCAAGTTCGATCCAAAGACCGAGTTCGGTTTGCGTGAACGGGTCGGCCATTAGCTACCCCCGTTCTGTCTGCGGATGTTCGCAATAACCTTGTCGGTCGCGGCCTGCGTAGCCGCCACCATCTGGCGAACGGTCGAGGCATCGGGGGCAATCAAGATCGTGCGTTTTGGATTGTGGCCCGCGCCGGTGTTGTGCCAGCCCGCGATTTCCGCGAGTGTCGCGCTGCCGCCAACGTGTGGGACGGGTGCGAACCCAAACGTGATCGACGCCCGCCCGCGAGTAATGACCGATCCCGCCTGCCCGATGACAAGCGCGTTGCGAAGTGCGCCGGTGTCTTTGAGGATGACAACGCCTGCGTGTCCGCTGAGTGCCGCGATCTTGTTCTTGAGCGTGGTGCGCTTTGCCGCGCTGCGTTCGTTGTGCAACGCCGCCTTGATGTTGTTCTTGACCTGCTGACGGTTGCGGATGCTGAGCGTTGCGCCCGACGCCCGTGCCGCCTTCATATCGCGTACGCCGCGAAGTTGGCTCCTAGCCGCCGCCCGCTGCTGTCCGCGCGTACCCGGCCCCTTCGCCGCCTTACGGCTGAGAATCGTGGCGAGTGTCAACGGTGCCCAGTCTGACCCGCCGCGCGACGCCCGGTCAAAGTGCCGAAGTGCCGCGTTCTGGTAGATGTGGACCCACTGGGTTTTCATGTCAGTGAATGGACCCGGCCCGTTATTGTCGAGCTGCGCCTCAACCGCCGCCTTCAACCCCTGCGGGACTCGCAAGGCTTTCGATATGTCCACGGTTACGGTTGTGTTCACATAACCACCGTTGGCGATGTCGCCGTATACCCATAGCCGCCAGTTTTGAGCGGGCAGTCAAGGTGCGTGCTGCCGGAAACTACCGCGTCAATTTCGTCGTTGGTCTTGAGTTCGAGCGATTCGATCATCGAAGCCGTATCAGTGGTGATACCAGCGGGGCGAGACTGGTAGAGCCACGCCGCCGCGTAGTTGCAGGTCCAACGCTTGACCGCCTGCAGCGCGCCGGAACTGTTCGCCGTGAGCGGCAACTGATACCTTGACGGCCTCATGCGGTCGTTGATGCGTGCCTCTGCATCCGCGATAGCCTCTGCAACCGCCGCCGTGTCGATAGTGTCACTATCAGTAGTGGGGTCGGTCTGACTCCACTTACCGATGTTCGTCGTGCCGAAGCGTGTCGTGAGGTCGGATTGGCTCGCGTATGTGCCCATAAAAAACAAGTACCCCGCCGAGTGGTCCAGCGGGGCACGGAGTAGTTTCCGGCCCTAGCCGGGAGAATTTGAATTAAGGAACAACGTCAGCGATGTAGAACGCTGAGGGATCAAGGAACACAGGAAGGAACGAGTGGCCGCAGAACTGGTCCACGCTCACAGGATTGTCGTTGATGCGTGCATAGCTGAACTTACCGCGAACCTTCTGCAAGCTGCTTGCGGCCTCTGCTGGATTCGATGCGATGCCAACCTTGGAAGGAATGACCGCCGCACCGTCAACCATCGTGTACCAAGTGCGATCGACTTTGGGCAGGAAGAGAACTGCATCGCCGCCGAAGAACTCGCGGGTTGTGCCGCCTGAGTCAACAAAGAATGAGTTCCAGATCGGTTCCCAAACTACCTGATTTGAAGGATCGCCGAACCCGTTGGGCAACCGGCCTTGTGCAAGCTGATCAGCAAGGAATGAACTCTTGCTCATCATGCCGCTGATCGCGGTGTTGCCACGGAGGTAGCCGGGCACGTCTGAGCCGTACATGATCTTCTCGCAAGGACGACCGGCCTGTGCCATCGCCTTGAGAATCGCGTAGATATTGCCGAGGACGTCGGTTCCGGCTGTTGCCCATGATGCGGTGATCTTGCCGCCGCACTGGTTCTTGTTCGCGGCGGGAACGCCGAGGTCGATTGTGCGAGCCGCGCCGGATGATGTAAGCTGAATCTGACCGTTGCTGCCGAGGTAGATGATGCCCTGTGAAAGAGCGGAGGCCAGCGATGCGATTTCAGTGTTGTCGAACCGCATACCGAAGTTTGCAGCCTGACGAACGAAGTCGTCCGACGCGCGGGTGCGAGTCTCTTGGTTGTCGCTTTGAAGGTCGAGAAGGGTCTGGCCGTTGTGTGTGATCGACTCGAACAAGTGAATGCAGCGACCATCGCGCTCATTCAGGTTCGTCTTTGGTGCGGGGATCGCGGGCGAGCCGAACGAAACGGCTGCGGCGGTGGTCTGCGTAATGGGCGTTTGTTCCCATTTGAAGGTCTGGTCGTCGGAGTCTGTACGAAGCGTGTAGAACGCGGGGTTGAATGCCTTGGGCAGTCCAATCGCGGGACTGTTGATGGATGCCATCAGCTTGGGTGTGCCGATCAGCGTGTTGTAATTGACTGTCATGTGCAAGACTCCGGGTGTCGCGGCCTTCGCCGCTTATGTGCGTTTCGATTAGGCGTTGTAACGATCAACAAACGAGAAGCGACCGCCGCTGGTGCTGTTGAGTTCAGCCTGAAGCGCGGCGCGGGTGGACGTATCTGCGGGCCAGTTGATGAGGTTGGTTGCAAGCACAATTCCGCCGATCGGGAGCGGGCCAAAGTCCACATCCATGCTGGTGCCGAATGCGTCAGTGACCTTGATTGGATCGCCTTCGTCAATGAAGGTGAGAGCGGTTTCGCTGCCATCGGTGGGGCGAACCAGTGAACCGGCCACAAGGGCGCGGGCCACGGCGGTTGTGACAGGCTCGTAGAGTGCTTCGGTCGAGGAGGTGGGGATAACCACCACTTCCGCGCGAGCGTGTGTCAGGCCCGCGTAGCCGGTGCCGCTGTAGGTGAGCGTGATGCCAAGATCGGTGTCTGTTGCAGAGATAGCAGTTGCAACGATGCCGCCAGTGACACCAGTTGCGGTGTCGAGTGCGGAGTTGATCGAGGCAAGGTAAGTCGCGTCCGTCGCGTTCCAAGCGGCGTTGGCCGTGGTAACGCGAGTTCCGTCGGGCTTGGCAACGTTCAACTGCAAGTTGCCGCCAGTCGAGGCGATGTTGAATCGGATGCGTTCAACCTGATCGGCACCAAGCGCGGTAATAGTCACGTCGCCGGTGGAGGTGTTGACCGCCGAGAACGTCACGGTCGCGGTGCGAACGGTGCCAGCGGCGGACGGTGGGCCTGTGACTTTGAATGTGCCAGAGGTTCCGATGCGGCGTGCGATTTCGACAGCGGTAGAGGCCGCAACGTTCAGGGTTGTACCCGATGCGTATGCGGTGCCGGTCAGACCGAGAATCGAGGTGGCATACTTGCCGGTGGAAGTGATCTTGCCCATGAGCAGACCAGCTTGGAGGAAGTCGAGGTTGCCGGTGTTTGTGTTGTCGCGTGAAAGCGAGCCGTTGATGGTGTGCATCCCCGGCTTGTACTGCTTGTCATTGGCAGAACCCCACACGCTGCGGAAGCCTGCGGTGTACTGACTTGAGATGCCGGGGGTACCTGGTGCAAGATTGATCATTTTTCAAACTCCGAGAGGTGTGCGTGTGGGTGAATCAGCGTCCGACGTGCTTTTCAATAACCGCGTCGATTTGCTTCTGGTCAACTTCGCCTTCTTTGGGTCCGCCCTCGCGTGAGAGCGTGGTGGTTGTGCCATCGCCTTCGGGCTTAGGAAGTTCTTTGAGCAGGTCGATGAACGGCTGAGCGAGTGCGCCGGAGAACCCGGCAGCGGTTGCGGCCTTGCGGCTGAGCATTACGATGGGGCGTTTGGTGGCATCCGCGCCACAGAGAACGACCTTCGCCTTGTCGCGGAACGCGGGCGTGATCTGGCGTGACATGGTGAGGACTTCAAGCTGCGAGGAAATATTCCCCGCCGCGTGTTCGAGCAGGTCAGGATCGACATCGACAGGCTTGGCTGAAAGTCTCAGGGTGGCGAGTTCGGATTGAGCGGCAGACAGTGAAGTCGCGGCCTCCTCGTTTCCCGCCCTGAGCTTGCCACAAGCGGCGAGAATCGCGGCTTCTAGTGCGGCCTCGTCCATTTCACCGGCTTCGATACCGAGGGATGCCGCGATCTTCTTGAGTGATTCCATTGAACTGCCTCCGATTGAAAGTCCGAGGGTCTTGGCCCTTGAAAGCTGAATGACGAATTTGTTGAGTCCGGTGATAACCGGGTCTGCGACTAGCGCGGTGTGTTCGATCGCGTCGGGGTATCTGTTGCCCTTGCCGTCCACAAGATCGCGCGCTTGGATTGAAACGTCGATACGGCTTGCGAGCTTGATCGCGTCCTCTCCGATCAGGTCCATAGTCGCCACGAGCTTGTCGCCAACGACTTCCATGTCAGTAACCCATCCGCGATTAGCGTCCGGGTTGCGGGTGTGATCTTCGGGGACGTACACCTTCATCCCGTTGGCCTTCATCGCTTGGAACTGGCTGTTCCAGTGCGAGAGCCGTGCCTGCGGAATGTCGATAAGCTGACCGTCTGCGGGGTGCCGCCACTTACCAGCCTGCACGATTTCTTTCTTGAAGGTGCGAACGGGCTGGCCGTTCTCTTCGCGTGGTTCACCAACGGCCACTGCGGGAGCGGCAGAAAACACGAGCGGAAGATTTGCGTTTACCTTCACGCCGATATAGAACGTGGCGTGGAAACAGTCAACAACCGATCTGTGAACACTTACAAACGGGCGATGTCGGCGGGGAAGAAGTCAAATCCTTCATCGGGCGCAACGCGGACTTTCACGCCGCCATCGTTCACGAACTTTGGCGGTGGGTTTGGCGATGCCAGTGCGGTGTCGTCTTTGAATATCTTGACGAACGAACAGCGACAACCCCATCCATTGGGCGGCGCAAGCTTCTGCCACTGCGGATCGTCCTTCTCGAATCGAGTCCCGTCCAATGCCGCGTGCGTCGGCCTCACCCGATCATCGCCAACCGTGACATATTCGTAGCCCCACAAAATTTCCTGAATCGCAGGGTCTTCGTCGGCCTGCAACCGCGCGCCCGAATACGCGGTCTGAAACTCCGTGCGGTAAACCGTTTCGAGCAAGTGCGACTTCTGCACGCCCAATCCTGCCGAGTCCATAGCCTCGCGTAGAACGCGCACCCCGTCCTTAGTGCCGATGCCACTGGCCGCAATCTCGCGCGCCTTCGCGCCCATGATTTCCTGCGCGGCTTTGATCGCCTCTTCGCTCGACTCTTTCGCAACAACCTCGTACCTCGCCCTGAGCGCGTCGAGGTCCGGCCCGCTCAAGTTTGCGGCCCGTTGCAGATTGTCGAGCATGGATGAGTAGGGTGATCGGTCCAGCTTGATCCCGCGAATCTTGCGGATCATCTCGTAGGTCTGTGCTGTGGCCGCTACGTGACTCGCCAGCATCCCGTCGCGCACGAGTACCGCGATTTGCTTCTGCGCCGTCTTAAACGCCTGAGCCGATCCGCCGCCTTGCTTGAACGCGGTGATTAGGCTGGTGCGAAGTTTGCGGAGAACTGGGCGGGATTCACGCGCGCTGATAGCGACCACTTGCTCACGGTCGAGTTCGTAGACTGCAACCTGTTCGGCGATTTGGGCGGCGCGGGTGGTCATGTAAGTTTTCTAGCTTCAAGCATGGCGTCGGCGTGCGCGAACCTCGCCACCTGTCGCTGGCACGTTTCAGCGTTGTTTTGTTCCATCCAAATCTGAGCCGCGTATTTACAGTCCTCTTCGGTGGCATGCGCCGCGAAGTAATCACGCAACCCGATCGGGCTTGAAGCCCCCGCGATCATTTGGGCATTACGATCATCAGCCTCGCACTTGCCGCACAATTGCTGCTGTACGTTTGAATCGGGCGAGCATCGTTTGCAGTGTCTGCTATCTGTCATACCGTCGCCTCCGTCCGCTTGAGGAAGTCCACAATGCCGCGCCCGACGCGAGAGAGTTTGGTGGTCGGTGTGGGTTCAATTGGCGCGGTCGGTTCAGTCGGCGCGCCCTGCGAAACGTCCACAACCTCAACCTTCTTCGGGATGCCGAGCCGGTCCATCATGTCATTGACATCCGCCGCCGTTTCCAGAACATCGGAGTTCGCGGCGAGATACGGCACAAGGATTTCTTTGATGATCGCGCGGGCTTCATCGTTGATCGGTGCGGCCTTGAGCCTGATCTTGGTACGCTGCGACTCGCCGAAGTTGTAGACAACAAACCGCTGCACAAGCTGGTCGCTGATCTGGCGTACGAAGTCCTCGGAGTTCTCTTCCGCCGTTGCGATCATTATGTCGGCGTGTTCGCCCGCCTCGGCCTTGGTGCCAGTCGTCCCCTCAAGTGCGGTGCGTTCTGGCAGCAAGAACCCGCGCATCTGCAGCGCCTCGAAGTGCTGGACGGTGGAAAGAGCCTCGCCGCCGAACCCGCTCTTGGCGTCGAGAATCGTGATCTTCCACGCCATAAGGTCTTCGTACTTCATGCCCATCTTCATCATTTCCTGAGCGAACGGGACCAGTTCAATCGGGATCGCCACGCCCTTACCAAGCGGCAGGTTGTCGAGCAGCTTGCGGGCTACCACGCTGTTGTTAATCACCTGCCCATTCTCGTCAATCGAAGTGCCGGGGGGAAACGTGATAATCGGAATCACGCCCGCCGCCTTGTTCGCGTACTGGCCCATCTTCTTGATCCAGTCGCGCCAAGGGATAAACGCATAGGTGCGGATGTTCTCGAAGCGACTGCGGCCAAACGGGTCGCCGCCCTCACCGTCGTAGGTCAACACCAGAACGTTTTCGGCCTCGATCTTCTCGTTCTTGTCGAGCTTCACACTGGCAATCTTGCCGCTGTTCTCGAAGATTTCAATTTGCTTCACATCTTCGGGCTTGATCGACTTGACTCGCTCGACGACCATTTGCCCATTTTCATCCATCGTCCACGGGGTGCGTGCCGCTTGGAACCCGTAGTCGAGTGCGTACTGGTACAGGTCGATCAGGTGAGGGCGCAGATTGTTCGTGAAACTGTCCACCGCTTCCTTCGCGCCAGCAACCGCGTCGTCGTCGGCCTCGACTATCCACTCTGCCGAGCGGATCGCGCTATTGGCAATTGCCCGCGCCATCGCCAGTGTCGGACTCTTTCGCATCTCGCGGTAGTCGTCGAACGATCCGATGGTGTTCTCGTATCGCTCATAGCCGCTGCCGACCTGTGCGGAACTCCCGTAGATCGTGGTAGTGCTTGCGGTTCCGAGTAGGTTCTTGATTGTGTCAATGAGTCCCATTGGTGTTCCTTATCCGATGACGAACGCCGAGCGTGTTTGAATGACTGGCCCACCGATTGGGCGTTGGTAGTGAACCCAGTAACCCATTGCATCCGATGCGTGGGTCATGGTCTTGTCCGCCTTGTCCGGTTGCCCGTCGTCGTCAAGCCTGAGTTCTGAAAGGTCTTTGGTGAGTATTTCGCACTTTGAGTGAATGCGAACATGGTGCACGCCGCCAAGGTCTGCGAGCGCGTCGTTTACGGTTGCCACGCGATCAAGCACGCGGGGCGGGGCTTTGGTTGTCTTTAGTGTCGGAACTACACGAAGGTCGGGAATCCGCTTGAAGTGATTGAGAACTAGGTCGAAGTTGTAATGGCTGTTCTGAGTGTTGCGAACGGTTCCGCCTGTTGGGTCGCCGAAGATATGTATTTCCGGCCAAGGGTGAAGCGTGATAATCGGTGTCAATGCGTTCATACACGCGATGAGGTCCATTCCCTCGCCGTGGATTTCCTTCACCACCGTAAATTGATCTGTGAGCGGGTTGTATTGCCCGCACATTGCGTACATGCCGGGCTTGATATTGAAGTCGAATGAAATCTGTAGCGGCCTGCGCGGGTCAAACACAACGTCGTCTTCAACGTGAAGGGGAGAGAATCTGCGGTAGGCGATGCCGGTGCCGATACTCTGCGGGCGCTGCTGGTACATCGCAAGCCAGCCGAAATCCCCGCCGATCTGACTGCGACGAATCGCCTGCAGCGCGGGAACGTCGAAGCGGTCTGGGCAAAGTGGCTCGCCTTCCTGTCGTCCAAGCGGGTCGTCCTGTTCGGCAATCGCCGGGAACGAAAGCTGTTTCCACTGGTCGGGCTGCTCTTTCATCAGCACGCCCGTCAGGTCTTCAACGTGCATCCGCTGCATGAGTACAACGGTGGTCGCCCCCGGTTCGCGGCGTGATAGAAACGTGTTGATAAACCAGTCGAGAACGGTTCGCCGCTGAGTCGTTGAATGAGCGTCCGCCCAACTGCCATAGGGATCGTCGAGCAATAGCAAGTGCCCGCGCCATCCCATGATGTTCGAGCCGATGCCCGCGCACTGCATCCCACCGCCTTCCTCGGTGTGCCAACGGTCTGCCGCCTTGGAATCCTGCCTGAGCTTGGTGGTGAAGTACTCATTGCCCGCGAAGGTGTTGCGGACATACCGGCCATGATCGCACGCGAGGCTGTGGCCGTGTGCGGCGTTGATGACTCGATTCTGCGGGAAGTTTTCGAGGTACCAAGTCGGAACCTGACGAGCAAGGAAGAACGACTTACCGTGTCCGGGCGGGGCGTTGAAGATCAGATTACCGCCGCCGTTGCGGACAGTCTGAGCGATGAGCCTGCCCATCATGCGGAGATAGTCGTATGGCTTCCACTCGCCCTGCGTCGAATGTTCGGCAAGGGTGTGGGGCATCCGCGCGGAAACTATCTTGAGCATTTGGGAGCGAGATAGTCTGGGAAGGGTGGTTGTCAAGGTTCACCCAAACTTCCGCTCATGCGTTCAGCCATCGCGTCAAGGTCGCTGCCTAGTTGTGGGTTGTACGTCGCCGCCTCGCGTGCTTCGCGCATCCGATTAGCTTCGGCAATGCGATCGTTCAGCGGATTCCGCCCAGTCTTGTCGCCGTAAATGTCTGGCCGCAATACCTGCATTCTCCACATATGGGCGTTGATGTTCCGCGTTTCATTGTCGTTCAGTTTGGCGTTGAGATTGACGACCTGTTCACCCTTGGCTTGATCGACGGCAAGGTAGAACTCTGCGTGTTGCTCATGCGCGGGGTTGGGTGTCTTTCCTGTGTCTACCGCGTCCAAATAATCGCGGCCCAACTTCCGCCAGAAGTTCATCGTTGCTTTAGGAACGCCGACAGCTTGAGCCGCTACCTTGAGTGGATTACCGGCGAGGACGTACTCGATGATCTTCGCACATTTCGCGGGATCGAAGTTTGAGGGCCTTCCTGTCAATCACCCCGCCTCTCCAGCCAACTTGAGCTTCGTCTCAGGTTCTGCGGGCTTGTTCGACGCCTCGATGGTCTGTTGGAGGTGCGCGGCTTGGTTGATGAGTGAGTTGGTGTGCCCCATTGACGCTGTATTGTGGTGCTTGTAAGCGGCTTCGATTTGAAGCTGCTCAGTGTTCGCCACCTGTCCATTCGCGTCGAGGATTGGCTTTGTATTGCCGTCGCCCTTGATGTGCGGACGTAGCACCATCGCCTGCGCAATCGCCAAGCGTGCCGCGCGTGCGTTCTCTTCGATGATCGTGAGCTGGATGGATATTTCGGCGGCGTTCATTTGACACTCACCAGTCTGCGACGGGTCTGCGATGTTTCCAATTTGAGATAGATAAACGCGGCCCACAATGGACCGGGGCCGAACAAGACCTGTTCGTCTGAATTGCGAACCTCGTACTTCTCGTACAGAGTTGGGTGGTCTGATTCTGGCGTCGGCAGTTTGGTCGAGTCTACTTCCATCGCTCCCCTTACTTGTTGAGCTTGAACATCCAGTTCGCGCCGGTCGCGCCGGTCAGGTCCATTTCGGGAATCACGCCGAGAGCGCACCCGAAGTCAGGGACAATCAACCGGCTAGGCGTGTCGTCTGCCGGGCTGTACGCGGTAACATCGCCGAGCGTGTATGCGTTCTGGAAGGCCGTCGCCGGTCCCTTGGGCGATGTTGCGTCCGTCGCCAGCGTGCAGGTCAGGCCATCGCCGATGCGTTCTGTGGTCAGGATCTGCGAGTCGGTAGAACCGGCAGCACCCACGCCGAACGCGGCGGAGAGCGTTACCGTCGAGGTGTCTGCGACAAAACAAAGCAGTTCAATATCGAGCAATTGGCTGAGCTTTGGGAACTCCTGAGCGGTGCCACTGGCAAAGTGACCAACGACCAGCCACATGCGATAGTTGAACGTCGAGTTATCAGCACCAGTGCCGAAGGGTTCAAACTCAATGCCACGGTACGAATCGAGCGGGATCATCTCGTGATGTTCGCTCCATGTTCCGCCCTTGAGTTGCAGGATGCCGGTAGCCGTAATCTCAAAGCCGACGTTGAGGGCCTTGCGCCCCGCCGTAATCTCGAAGCCTGTCTGCGGGCTGTTGGTCTGAAGGTAACGGCGTTGGTGTGCTGAGCGTGCCATGATTATTCCTCTTCGATGAGAACCTTGTAACGGGCTGCGGTTGATGGGCGTTGCCACGCGCCGGTAGACCCGACGTACGGCTGACGATTGATGCCCTTGGATGTGTGCTGAGCGGTGCGGTTGGCGCGGAACAGGTGCGACCCTGACTTTGGCTTCATGTCCGCGTTGGGTTCGGTCAGTCGCAGGTTGGTGTTGCTGATTTCCGCGCCGGTGGTATCGACCGTTGACTGGAACTCCGCGAACGTATTGCGGCTTGCATCGTCGCTGTAAATCGCCGCGCCGATGCCGCTGTATCGGTTGCCCACGAACGGGTAGAGGCTCGCCAGTCGTCCGCTGTCGTTGCCGAGCAGCTTGACCGATCGACCCGATTGGCTTGCGCCAAATACGCAACCCTGAGCCGCCGCCGTGAAGTTCGCGTTACCCTGCGTGTCGATGAGCTTGGGCGTGTTCGATCCCGTCGAAGTCTCAAACACCGAGCAGTTGAGCAGCGTTGGCCCCTCGCCCGCCTGAATCGCCACAACGTTGCGGGCCTGAAACAGTGCGATGGTCGAGGAAGCGTTGTCGAGGTTGGCCGTAATCTCACACGAGTCAAACAGGGGAAGTGCGGGGCATCCGCTGCCGGCCGAACCGTTGAGCCTAAGCGTGCCGTAAGTGACCGCCGCGCCCGATGGTCCGGCCTGACTGAATCTCATGCGGCAACGCTGGAATAGAGGCGCGCCGTTGATCGACTGGTAGGACAGGCCCCACCCCTCACATTCGATGTACCGAAGTGCGCGGCCAGCCGTGCTGTATCGCGTGCCCGCGTAAGCCGCAAGCTCCGAAGTTGCGCCCAGCGCAACGAACCCACGCGCCTCGTTCGATGGTCCGTAGCCAATTGCGTTGCACGCCCGATATTCGAGGTCGGTGATTACGCTGCTGTCGCAATGGGCGTAGTAACCGGCCACCGCTGAGTTAGCAACGTTCGGCTGTCCGTGGTGCCCGTAGTGTCCCATAACGTGAGCGGTGCAGCCGTTGAGCTTCCCGCTGGTATTGCCCGCGCTTGCACTGTGGTTGATGAACAGGGTGGCGAGATTGTCGCCGCCCGCAACTACCACGTTCTTGAACAGGTTGTCGGTGCAGAGTCCAGAGGTGAATCCCGCGCAGTGGTTGGTGCCCATTTGGGCGATGCCGTCTTGGAATATCGAGCCTGAGCAACCCTGCCCTTGGATGCAATACGTCGTCTTCGCCGCGTTCAGCTTGCCAGCAACCGCGAGGTCAAACCCCTCGATCAGAGACGGGCTGCCGCCGCCGACGATGATCAACGCCTGTCCGGCGTCTTTGGTCACGTACACGCCGTCAAGTGGGTCTTCGCCGACGTTGACTTCGAGTGTTCCGCTCGCGCTGTCATACGCGCCTTCATTGTCCGCACAAGAGCCGTAGGTGCCCGCCACAAGCAAGCCCTGCCGAAGCGGGGTGTTTCCGGTAAGTCCGCCCATGAAGTACGTTTCGTTGACGCCAAACAGGATTGAGCCGATTGAGAGGCCAGTGCCGATAAACTTGCGATAGCGGCCCCCGCCCTGATCGGACCATCCGGTTGGGACCTGGGCGCAACCCTGAATCTTGAACCGTTCGCTTGTTGAGTTTGGCACGATTGTCGCGCCGCCTGAAGCGGTGATACCCACCCACGTTGCAAGCGTTGCAATGGTCGGTCGGAAGATCGTGGTTGTGTCGAGGATGAGTCGATCGGCACCGGACATTGCCGCGATGAACGCGGCGGGTCCAGCTCCGCCAAAGGTCTTCCACGCGCTGGACGATGTAAGCCCACTGTTCGCGTCGTCGCCGTTGAGTGCGTCAAAGTAACGGTCGCTCATGGTTGCACCTTGCCAGCTTGCGGACGAATGACGGTGTACCCGCTGCCGGTGTGGAGTTCGTGGTTCTGATGACCGCTTGCGGGAGGCGTGACTGCCTTCCCTTTCACGTCATCGGGAATGTCGAGGTGTGGCGGGAACCCCTGCGCCTTAGGCGGGATTGAGTCGGGCAGATAGAGTCCACGGCGCGGGTCATAGTTCATTGCACACCGCCGTTCCGCGCGGGGTCTAGGAAGGGGGAGACGACTGAGTGACTAAATAACCGCGTCCTTGGGAACCACGTCCACGAGCGTGCGTTTTCAAATTGCTGCTCTATTGACGGGATAATTCGCACTTTGCAGGCTTCGGTGGCTGCTCGCTGAAGGTCTGCGATTATGTCGCCTGGAGAGCAGTTCCAGTTCGATGAAATGACCGTTTTGTGCGGGATTCCGTCAAGTTTTCCCGCCCTTGAAAGAACCTGCTCGGTTGCGGTCATCTGCGCCGCAGGACTTTGTATTTGAGTCTGCGCTGCGCACGAGGAATTGATCTTATTGCGCGCCGTGTCAACTTCGCAAGCGATCGGTGAACGGCTTTGGTTGTCACTGGTCAATCTGGACCTGCCTTCCGTTCTCGTTGCGCCCACCCCTACGCCACGGGTTTTTGCGTATTTCAGCGTATAGCTTGGCGATTTCGTGGTCGCTCAATGGGCTTCGGTTGCCGATGATTAACCGTTCACAGATTGAGCGTTCGGCGTTGCCTTCGCCTGTCCAGACCTTGACTCGCTTGATTACGGCGAATATCCCGTGTCGGACGATGCCGGTGAGTCTTTCGACCTGCCCGAAGGTTGGGCATCCCATTGAGGCCATTGGCTGGTAGATGAGCCAGATTGATAGATCGCGCTGGGCAATGACCTTCAGATCGCCTTCACGCTCGCGGACGTTGAATGGGATTTGTATGCGGAATAGTGCGCTTGCGACCTTGGCGCGCTGGCTGAGACTGAGCCGGTGTATCGGGTTCGAGACCTGACCGCTTTCCATGCGTACTCCGTTGGCGGGAGTATACATGGAAATCTTCTACGTGTCAAACTTCCGTGTTTTAGTCGTCAAAGTTTCTCGCCGCGTGGTGCCACGGTGATTACCACGTTCTTTCGCACGACCACCTTGTGCGTTTCGCTGATCGCGTACTCGCCGTCGCCGTACTCCCTGATCGCCATGCGGGTGTGTTCCGGCACCATCATTGCGAGTAGTTCGTTGTCGCTGATGCCGAGAACTCGCTCGACGAATCGCATGACTGCGTGGTCTGTCATTTTGATTGCCATGTTTGCCTATCCCCCACGGTTCGCGGGGTTCGCTTTCAGGTATTCTCCAACAGCCTCTTCGGGGGTGGGGTGCGTTCCCCAATCCGCCTCACCGTATCTCGTCCACACTTCGTAAGTCGTGCCGATGTTCTCGACGCGATGCACGCCGTGGTATTTTGGCAGCAACGTGAGCCAATGCCGCAAGCAGATCGCGCGGGCTACTTCTTCGGTGAACGACGCACCATACCCGTAGTCGCCAAACACTCCAACACTTGCGCCATCATCCTCTCCTACAAGGTGGTCGCCTTTGACGATCATGCCCGGCACCTTCGCCTCCGGCCTCGCCCCGATCACGCTCTGGTAGAACTTTGCAAACTCGCTCATTCTTCGCTCCTAACTGTCGCGCCGCACTTCACGCACCGGCCAAAGCTCGCGGGGGTCTTTGGATCGTGGTGGTCTTGGTCGCAGGGCTTGGCGGGTATCGGATCACTAAATGCTCGGAGTCCGTATCGCAACGCTGCCCATCGGTATGTCACTCGCCGCCCATCGTTGAACACGAACTCCACCTCACCGCTCTCGTCGCTGTTGGAAATCACGATAACGCCATTATCCAGTCTATTGCTGTGACTCACGCCGCCTCCGTTTCTTCCGCTCGCTCCATGTTCGCAGCCATGTGCATCTTACCAGCCTTCACAATCGGCGCGTACGCCCTTGCACCCTCTGCCGCCTCAAGCACCGGCTTTGTCCGCTTCATCCAGTCCGTCATATCCATGTCGATCTGTGCGGTCAACATCGCTAATTCTTGGTCGGTGTTCCACGCATCGAGCATTGATTCGGCACGCGACTCCCTGCGACGCTGCGCCGTTTCGAGCCGATCGTAGAGCCTCTTGAGTTTGGTTATGTGCTTGCCGGTGGCACACATCGCGGCATACATCTCGTTTCCAGAAAGAAGTTTGCGGTCCCGATATTTGGGGAGCTTGCCGCGCGGGGATGCTGTCAGCGGCTCAGCCTTTTGTGTTTCCGTTTCACTTAGCATCGGTGGCCTCCAACTTCGCAAGTGCGGCGGCAAGTTCTGTGCAATAGGCCAGTCGCCGATAATTGTCTCGACGCGCGTTGCTGTCGGCTACGTATTCCTTCGCCCGTTCCGCGATTTCAAGAAGTGCGGGGATAGCTTCGATTGCCGCCATAGCAAACGCTTCTCGCGTACCTCTGGTGCCGGTTCGATGGCACACCCTCGCCAACGCTTTCAGTTCCTCAATCCTGCTCATGTTGCTCCTTTGCGCGTTGGGCGGCTTCGCCCTTCTCGTATTCTTCTATCGCCTCGTTGTACTCATTCTCAAATCTCGAAGAGCATTGGTGGCATAGGCATATTTGGGCAACTTCGACACAATCGGTATGCTTCGCCAAATCCGCACACCTCGACTTTAGCTTCTGGATTTCATCGTCCTTCACCTTCGCGGCATCGTGCAGGGCGCGGGCGATGGAGTCTGCAAACTTTTCTGGGTCAACGCATTTGCCGTAAAGCTGTCTCACAAGCTCTCGCGCCTTTGCCATTTCCAATTCGGTTGGCGTGTTCACCTTGCCCCCCTTTCTGGATAGACCGCGTGAATAATCAGGAATCCCGCCATCACGGTTTTCACAAACCTTAACCACGTATCAGGCTCGTCGTCTGACAGGATTTTCCCTATCCACACAAGCCCCGCGCCCATAAACATCCCGCGATAGAGTCGGTCCAAGACTCTGCCCACACCTTCAATCAACCTTGCTTTGGACGACATTTCCACCTCACTCGGCTGTGTCATTGGGTCCCTTTCGCTTTCTCATGTTCCTGCCAGTCTCGCTCGAACACTCTTTGCTCGCGTTCGCACCGTGAGCACTGAGTCACCGCCAACACCAATCCGAGAATGACAATCACCAGTGCGACCGCTTCCATGATTTCCTTGATTCCGTGTGCAATTTTATCTTGCATATCAGGGGTCCCGCCTTTCTTCAAGTCCGCACAATTTGCACAGACGACTTTGATATGTGATTCCCCAACGCTCCCACATTCCCCATTCGTGGTGGCACTTAGTACACGCCTTGCACTTCGGGCAACCGGGGCAACAGAACACGCTTCGCAACCATCGCAAGAATTTCATCCCTCTCCCTCCAACAGTTTGAGGCTGTCAACGGCGGCTTGCGGACAAGGTTTTGGAAACGGCTCGATGTACTGCGCGAGAAAGAGAACTGCCCGATTTCTCGCAGCGTCCCGTTCGTCGGTTTCATCTCGCGGGACCGCATCGAGTAGCAAGCGGAACTCCTCCACCAGCACCCGTCGCGCGGATTCGGAGGCGGTGAGTTTCTTCATTGCGAGTTCGACTCGTTCGACAAGTCCGGTCGGATATTCGGGGTTCTTCTCATCGAACCGCTCAAGCAATTTGAGACACACATCCTCGTTTTCGGTATCGTTCTCGCAGACCGACCGCCAAAGGTCTCTTTGTTTTTGTGCCTCGGCCAGCTCGCTGCGGAGTTGGGAGAGTTCGGCTTGTTGGTTGTCGAAAGCCTTTGTTAGCTCTCGGCGGTCAAAGTCTGTAAGTTTGTAGCCCTGCTGCACGTTCCACAACGCATACGGGATTATCTTTAGCTCAGCCATTCTTCCCCTCCTTCGCGGTTGCGATTTCGTTCTTAATGCAGTCTTTTATGGCTTCCGGTCTGGTGGGTCCAAACCCTGCCGTGCTTTCTTGCAAATTGATAAAGTCTGGTCTAGTCGCACACCACATGTTTCCATCGACGAACAGATCGAACGGCGATGGACCGTATGAGCAAATCAGACCCGGACTGGTTCCCGGCCCGGTTGCCCACTGTTTGCACGTTTTGCACTCATAGCTCATCTCTCCGCTTCGATCACCCCATCCGGGCGGGGCCATTCCACCAGAATACATCTGTCCTTCTTTTTCACACGTTGGGCAATAATAATAACTCATGCTTTCTCCTTCGCGGCTGCGAGCGCGGTGCGGGCCTGAAACTTTGCTCGCAAGAAGTCAAGCCCGGCCTGACCATCCTCGGTAATGTTGAGATTCAATTTCTCCCCAGTTTCAACAAGTGCCTCCAACGCCTCCCTCATCGCGTCCACCGGCGCGGGCTGAGGTTGGGCAAGTTCCGGCTCGTGATTCTTCAGGAAGATGCTTGGCTTGCACGGGTAGAGTTCGCCTTCGATGCCACGAACGATGTAGTCGCCGGGGCTGGCGATCATCACACCCTCAAGCGTGAAAATCTGAATACTGTCGGCCCATCTGAATAGACCGCCAACCTTTTGCTGACCAAGATTCAGTGCATCGCTGATCCATTGCGGAACTTCGGCGAGCCGGTTTCCGTCCCAAAGAACCGCTTCGACCACATTGGCTTTTCTTTTGTATCTCATCTTCCGCCTTTCTTGCGAGGGGTGATTGTGACAGGGACCAAAAGTTTGAACAGTTCCCGCTTGCTGTACACTCTTGGGTCGCCAGTTCTTTCGTACTCCCAAGCACTGCTCTTGCTAGGCCATATCGCGCCTATTTCTATTTTGTCCATCAACGGAAGCGCCCACGCCTTGACCGCCCTGATCTTCTGCTTCTTCGCCATTACTTGTCTCCGATTAGGTGGTGATCAAAATATTCGTAATTGCCCCATTCGCTTGGAGTAATTTTTTCTTCGCCACATTCCCACCCGCCGCCCGTCCAATAGAAGTTAAGCGACTGAACCGTCTTATCGCCCGTCGCAAGTCTGGTTAGGTAGTGGCCTCTCCATCGCGGGTTACTCGTTCGACACGACGACCACTTCGCGGGACTCGCCGCAGCGGGTGCAACGGTGGAATCCTTTGCCGCTAAGTTTCCAGAGTCCTGATTCGAGCAGGGGGCCGATGACGGTCCATGAGAGGTCGTATCGCTTGCATCCCCACAACCGGCAGACGAGCTTGAGCATTGGTCGAGTTCCTGATATGCGTTTTCGAGGTTGTTGCATTCTGTTTGCAAGATCAATGCAACGTCCGGCATTTTCTTTTTGGTTGCAATGAGAGCGTTCGCTCGCATCGCACTTGCGACGGACAGAATGATCGCCTTCACAATTTCAATATTCTCTCTCACTTCCCGCTCCTTTGTTCCGGTGCAAGTTCTGCCATGATGTACGCCTCAAGTGTTTCGAGTCTGGTTTGGTGTGACTTCACAACGTAGCGGAATGGGTTTGGCGGCGGCGTGCCGTTGTGACTCGACAGAATAACGACGATCGCCCACTCGCCGTTCAGGTCTTTATGGAGCATGTGGTACGGCTTGAGCAGATTCGTCCAGGCGGATTCGATGAGGGATCCCGCTAAACGGTAATGGATCGACTCGCCTAAGTATGTCCAGTATTCACCAAGGAACTTTTCGCGGCCTAGTTCCTTCACCCTCGCCTCCGGGCAAACCGCGCAAACTCTCGCGTAAATTTCGGGTACGTTCATTTGGCCTCCCCGCCCGCTTTGGGGCTGGACGATGCGGCAGGTGCAAGTTTCACAATGTCTCCCGCTATCTGCCGCCTGAAACGATTTACGATGCCCCACATTGACGCCGCTTGATTGTCGGTGATTTCCGGTGCCGCTTGCTTCGCCTGTGCCACCAGACTCCGCGCAAGTCGCTTAGGCGGCGAGGCCACGGGGAACCGCACCCGCTCAAGTGCAAGTGCTGCACGCTTCTCGTCGTCGGTCATTTGTCGCCAAATTGCTGTCATCACTACCCTCTCAGTAAACTCGCGGTTGCGAGGTATGCACCATCTCAGGTGCGGTTATTCTCGATTGACTCTCCGGGCGAGGTCGGTTCTCGCCCGTCGAGTGAAGCGAGACGCCTCAGTGTGGACGGGATTCGACTTTGCAGCGAAGGCGGAAGCGGGCGAGGAGTTCAGTGTCGCCGGACGCACTTGATTCTTTGAAAGCGCAGGCGTTGCCTTGTTTCCAAGTCGTTAATGACCGACACTCGTATCCAGTTATTTTTTCAGTCATCGAGCTGTACGTAGTACCGCCATGCCACCGCGTCCCCTCCGGCAGCTTCGCCGCCTCGTCAAAAGTTGCGGGAATTGGGTGGATACACCACGTCAAAGAACCGGGTGATCCGTTGACGGTTGGTCGATGCCATTCCGATCCAAGAGGCACGGCCTGTCCATCCAGCATCGAAGGCGTGGTTTCTACCCACCCCGCTTTCATCGCCAGCCAATCCCGGCACGTATCCAAATCCCACTCGTCAATCTTACTAGTGTCAAAAGTCATACTTCCTCCAAATTTCCAACTGCCTTGCTCATGCTGCACCTCGCGCGACTCTCAGGCCGGTGTCAAAGATTCCCGGCCCTTGAGTCGATCGAGCTACGCGCGCGGTCGAGTGAGTCATGATGCCGCTCCGTATTCCAATGTCCCGTCCATGTGCCGCGCGATTCGCTTCTCAGCCATCGCCGCATACTCCGGGTTCAGCTCGACGCCGATGTACTTGCGGCCATGCTTGACGCTGACAAGTCCGGTAGTTCCCGCGCCGTTGAACGGATCCAACACTGTGCCACCGATAGGACATCCCGCCAATATGCACGGCTCAATCAGCTTTGGCGGGAAGGTTGCGAAGTGTGCATCGGGGAAGGGCTTAGTTGCCACCGTCCAAACGTCGCGCTTATTGCGGGTTCCTGAACACTGTTCCTCTCGGCTCATCGAGTCCCAACGGTCGCTGAAACCCGCATGGCGGCGAGAGTGGCCCCGCTGCTTGTCAGTCTTGTGATGCTTGCCCGCGTAAGTCTCGGCGTCTTTGTACCCCAGCTCCGCATAGATCGCCGGTTCTTTGATCGCGTCAGAGTCGTAGTAGTACCGCGCCGACTTCGACAGCATGAAGATATATTCATGCGACTTGGTACACCGATCGGTCACTGATTCCGGCATGGGGTTCGGCTTGGCCCAAATGATGTCCTGCCGAAGATACCAACCATCCGCCTGCAATGCGAACGCGACGCGCCAAGGGATGCCGATGAGGTCTTTGGTCTTGAGTCCGTCCGGCGTTCCGATTCTGGCGACGCTGTTCTGTGCATCGGGGTTGTTTGCGCCGACACCGGGATTTGGTGACTGCTGGCGTCCTGCGGTTGTGCCGGTGGCGTACGAGTCCCCAAGGTTCAACCAGAGCGTCCCATCTTCGCGGAGAACCCGCCGCACTTCGCGGAACACCTTGACCATCTCTCCCACGAAATCATCCGGTGTGGGTTCTAATCCGATCTGCCCATCCACTCCGTAATCCCGCAGCCCGAAGTATGGCGGACTTGTCACGCAGCAATGCACGGACTGATCGGGCAAGGTTGGCAGAACGTCGCGGCAGTCGCCGATGATAATGCGAGGAGAATTGCTCATGCCGACTTCCTTCCGTTGCTAAGAACCATTTCAAACTCGTTTCGCTTCACGATGCGACTCCCCGAAAACTCTGCCAAGTGAACGGGATTACACACCCGCCATCACGCACGCGGTCACAGATCGACGCCCCAAGCGCGGCCTGCAATTCGTCTTGCTTTAAGTTCCCGATCAATACCGTCGCCTTCATCGCGCCGTATCGCTTGTCGATCAACAGCGTCAGGTTGTCGCGCTGGTCTTCGGTTTCGCTCCGCACCTGGATTTCGTCAACGATCAACAGTCTCGCCTTAACGAACCGGTCTGGCATCTGGCCCGTTTCGTTGATGCCTATGCGGATTTCGGCCAACATTTCTTTCGCGGTCCTGTAGACGATCGGAGTGTCTTCGGCCTGCATCCCGCTCCACAGTTCGGCAAGTCGCCTTGCGTACAGCGCAACCATTTGAGTTTTTCCCGTACCCCTCCCTCCGATGAGAACGCACAACTTTTCACGGCTGATCGCACTGGAAAGGTGGGTCATTGCCGCGTCGTACTTTGCGTGTTCCCCCCAAGCGTGCTGGTGTTGCAGGTGAAGTTCGGGGATGCGGCTGCGGCGCAAGATGCCCTCGACCGAGACTGGAATGGTGGATGTAAGACTCATGCTGTTTCTCCGTAGTTGAACACTGGAAGTTTGATTTTCTCTTCCGGCTCGCGTGATTCGCGGGCACGTTGGGCTTGCTCTTTGCTGGACAATGGCGGGGCGTAGGACGCGGCCCAGTCTGCGGGATCGTCATCGTACCGCTCGGCATTGATCCAACTCGCGGGCAGCGGCCTGAAACGCCGCTCGGTCGATTCGGTCGCTTTGGTGTACTGTGCCGCCTTGTCCGCGATGTACTGCGCGGCTTGCTCTGGCGTGCATCGCCGGGCGTTGGCGACTTTGCCGATGGCCTTGACGATCGCGGGGTATGCCTTGCCCTTGGCCTCCTTGCGCCAGTTGCATTGCTCCCAAACGAGATCGCTCAGCAGCGGCGTAGCCGCCTGCGGGGTTTTGGGTTTGGGTGTCTTTTCTGAAGAATCTCCCAATCTCCCAATCTCATGATTTACTGTAGAAAACCGGCTGCTATCCCGTTGGGTTATTTCTGGTAAACCATCTGCTAACCCGCTGGGTTCTTTTTGTAAACCCGCTGGGTTATTTTTTCCGGGTCGTCCGCCGCCCTTTCCGTTGTTGCGAGCAATCTCCATTCTCTTGATCGACTTGGAATATTCCGCCGCCAAACGGTCTTGATACCAGCGGCCATTCTCAAGCCGCCAACACTCCATAACGGCAGGACCGATCTTCGACCATCGCGGCAACTTGGTACGCGCCCACTTTGCGAGCATCGCTTCATTGTCTGGCAGGCTGCACGGTGGGTCGCCTTGCCATGCTGCGATCATCAGCAACAAGTACGCGCCGACCTGCTCAGCGTCCATGAGTTGAACGCGATCGTCTGAAATGAACGGCTGGTAGTGAATTGGGATGTAGGTTGGTTTAGACAATCCATGTCTCCACGCGGCAATCAAAGCCTCTGCCCCGGACGTTCCCCGAAGGGATACACACGAATGCGTAGCGACCAAGCTCGATGGGGCAGAGGGTTAGATTGTCGAGGTAAGGTTTACGCATTCATCATCTCGAAACTTGGTCTACCGGATTATAACAAAATCTTTCTTTGAGTGCAAGTTTCAGGCACAATTCACTGCAAAATTCGTACGATTGTGGATAACTCATTCGGATGTGCATAAGTCGTTCGGAAGTAAGATTTTCACGGTTAGCAACCTGCACCCCCGTATCCTTCACCTCGTCGCGTAGCACGTTGATCGACTTTGGCGCGTCGATGCCGAGTCGCACCCGTTGGCATGAGTCCACGCCGACGACTTTGATCCTGATCTTGCGACCGTCCTCCAGTTTGAGGATGAGGCCGCCGCCTGGTTGACGGGTCAGTACGAGCATTACGCCGCCTCCTTAATTTCCTCAAGCGTTATCTCAACCCTCGGCCTCGCCTTGTCCTTCACAAACAAGACGCGAATATCCGTAATGTCCCGGTCGTTGGCAACGATGCCAGTGTCGGCGATTCCATCCCTGATCCACTTGCACGAGCCGATCACGTTGTCGGAATCGGGGAAGCGGGATGTCTTGTGATACCAAGTGATTGTCATTCTGGCGCGGGTCCAAACTGTTTGGTCCAATCTGGCCTTGTTGAATTTGTACCTTGCGAATGTGCGAAACGCCTTGCCTTCCTTCGCCTTCTGCCCCCAGTGCGCCCGTCCGTTTGGCGACAGGCATCGCGGCGGGTGCGCCATTTCGATGGTGACACTTGCCATTAGTTCGCCCTCGACTGTTCTGCGAGTCGCCCCTTGATGATCCTCACGTCATCCACTGCGGCAAGTACGTTCAACAGTGCCAAGATTCCGTGACACCACGCCCAACCCGTATCACCTGTGGCAATTGATCCGATGGTTGCGAAAGTGCAAACCGTGGCGACGATGGTTCTGGCGACTAGCCAAATTACAGTTCTCATTTCTTCCCCCCCGCCTTTGGCGGTCTTGCGAGTGCGAGCGGGTTTGCGGGCGGCGAGAAGTTGTGAGGCAAAGAATCCAGCCGTGCGATATGCCAACGCCTGATCGTCAAACGATGCGGCGGAGTGGTAGCACGTTCCCTTCGCATCGCTTGCAGCCTTCTCGCGGCACTCGCGCTCCATTTTCTCAAGGTACTTCAACATGGTTTTTAACTCGTCTTTCATGCGTTCCCCTTATTTAACTTAGCTTCCAAACTCGCAAGCCTCACGCGGTAGCGTTCGAGGTCGGCGGTGAGCGATTGATTCTGTTCTTTGAGTTTGTCAATCTGTCCGAGCATTCCACGAAACGCGCCGTACAGAAACGACTCGCCGTTCGTGTGTTTGCCGATCTTGTTCCATGCGTAGTCGGTAATGTCCTCACTCGCCTCACTCGCTGCGGGCGAAGGTGTGGGGAGGGGTGTGGCGGCGGCAAGGGTGAGTGCGGTCATGGCTTCATCAAGAGTGAAACACCCCACGCTTTTTGATACATCAAAATCCCACTTGATTCCGTCCCACCACATATCACCATCAACGACCAAATATGGTCGATCGTCTTCTTCTGTCCTCACCACCATCGCGTGACCCTCGCGGTTCACAATCTCGCGCCCATGCCGATCCCTCTCCCCCTTCACAGAGTCGCTTGCGGGGGTGTCTTCCGGGAACTTCGCGTCCCAACCATGCTTGTTGAGGTGGGCGACGACCTGTTCATTGGTCAGATCAACTTCTGACGGGGAGCGAAATGTTCCGCCTCCAAAAACCACTGGCGTAACAAAGTTGTGTGCGTTGTTGAAATAAGCCCACTTTCCATCCCGCCAAAGAAAATGGTTTGTGTTTCCTTTCGTCACCACGTCCCCGCGCTCGAAAGTGAACACCGGGCGAGTCTCAACCTTCGCCGCGCCAGCTTCCACCTTCGCGGGAGTTGCGGGCACAGGATCGACTTCTTTCCAACCGGTTGGCGTAACGTGGACTTTCACCGCGCGACCGTTTGGGAACATTCGCGTATTGCGAACAGCGGCTTCCTCTGTGGTGTAGATTCGCGCGACTGAAATATCGTTGCAGACCTTCCCGTCGTCGCCGTAGATGTATCCAACGGGCGTCCACGCGACCCAACCAATCACAGGATCAGCGGCCTTCGCGTCAGGCTCAAGTAAATCGCGCAGTGCCTGAACTTCTGTGAGTATCCCAATCGCTCTGTTGTAAAGATCAATCTTGTTCATCGTGAGGCTCCTTAAAACCCCCGGTCGGCGTTGGTCGAGCCGGGGGCGAGAGAAGAGAGAGAATGGGGTGGGCAGGAATTGAACCCGCTATGACCGTGTCGTTCATCCGACCATCACGCCCTCGCAAAAGGAGGTAGGCATTAAGCCCGGCTCTACACCGCGTTGCTTGTCACCGTCCAAGCTGACACCCCAATCCCGCCTACTCAGCATCCGACGCGGTGCGTTGGACTTCGGCGGGTTGCACATACCCAGTGCGGGGAAAGTCGCGGTGCGCCGCTTAGCGGTCTGGATGCGGTCCAGTGGCCGTAAACCGAAACACTAATTAATCCAGAGGCATTCCTAATTGCATTTAGCTTGCAAGCTGTTACTTAGTCTTCATGGCTGGCCCCCTTTCAAATGGGAAAACTTTGGAGTTTCACGCAAGCAAGCCGGTCTTTCCCGGCTGTCACGAGGTCTATTCCCTCGCGTCAATGAACACCAAACGTCTGGCCGATGCAGTCGGCTCGCTGACAGGAACGGGCCACCTGTTCCTATGTCTTTGCGTTGTAGCTCATCGTGGTTGTCGCAAATTGTCCAGACCATCCCCACTGGTCCTCAACGAATTGCGAGTAGTCGTGTTCGCTCAGTTCGATCTC